ATGAAGTCAAGTATGATACCACACTTTCTATTGAGCAATTGGTTACAGCAGAGGCAGAGACGATAGAACAGAGACAAAGACAAGCGGCAGAGGAAAAGCAAGCGATTGAGGTGATATACAAAAAAGGGCCGCAGGTGAATGTGTTTGAGTGGGCAGCGTCTCATGAGGGAGGGAGTTGGGAATGAATTTCCATTTTAGACATTTGCTTGTTGCCTGGGTCGAAGTCAAGCAAGATGAGAAGGAGATGAAACGGCAAGCCGCCCTTGAAAGGAAGCTACTCGAAAGTCTCGCGCTCTATACGCTGAGTACGATTGGTAAGGTTAGGCTTCCTAACTACAGAAGTTTGAATTGAGAAGGTAAAGATGACAACTGTGGATAATGCTGTAGAGAGATTTAATCACTTACGACAAGGTCTTGAGCAAGCCCAATCTATTGAAGAGAAGGTAGACATCAAGAAAAAAGCTGAAGCACTCCGGCGCTACTTTGGCAATCACAATGAAATTGCAGAGGTTGTTTTGCGTGCTGCCAGAGATATAGGCGAGATGTTACGGGTTGGGCCAAAGAACCCTGGAGGACAAGCAGAACACAAATCCTACCTGTCGCATAGTACGACAGGTAGGATTGATAAGTATGAAGATTTAGGCATAACAAGAGATGATGCTTCACGTTGGCAAACTATCGCCAAATATCCAGAAGAGAAGTTTGAGAACTATATCCATACGACACGTGAGAAGCAAGAAGAGCTTACGATGGCAGCACTACACAGATTAGCTAAGCGGTATCTCAAGGAAGATAAGCGCGAGCAACGCCGCGATGAGAACCGTCAAGAAATCGCCCAGGCACAAACGATTGAAGAAGCATTAGGCTCCGCTAAATTTGCCACCATTATTATAGATCCACCCTGGGATTGGGGAGACGAAGGCGACGTAGACCAACTAGGACGAGCAACACCCCTCTATGGAACTATGTCAATTCAGAAGTTATTGGAACTTCCTGTTGGTAGATATGCCGATGAAGATTGTCATTTCTACCTATGGATCACAAACCGCTCACTGCCTAAAGGGTTTCACTTGCTTGAAACATGGGGTGCTCGCTATATCACGTGTCTAACATGGGTCAAGCCATCGTTCGGTATGGGAAATTATTTTCGTGGACAAACAGAGCATATCCTGTTTGGAGTCAAAGGCTCGCAACTGCTTAAACGGAAAGATGTAGGAACTGTCTTCAATGCTCCTCGCGGGCCAGATGGACATAGCAGCAAACCTACTCAGGCTTATGATCTTATTGAGTCCTGTAGTCCTGGCCCCTACTTAGAGCTATTCGCTCGTTCCGAGCGGCCTGACTGGACATCTTGGGGAGCGGAAATATGATAGAGAAATCAGTTACTTTTGAGAACAAGATGAGAATGAGCGAGGGCGCAAGCAATAAAAAAGAGATAGTAGACATCATTCTTGAACATTTCCCTAATGCGGTGAGCGTGGAAAGGGCAAACTCATCTGACGATAGGAATGGTACCGACTTCTGGGTAACAATGCAATCAGGTGAAAAAGAGAGCGTAGATGTGAAGGTTCGTGAGGAAGATTGGCTTAAGAAAAATGGTAAAGACGATGTAGCTTTAGAGACATGGTCAGTGATAGGTAAGAAAATCGGATGGACGAGAGATGTCAATAAACGTACGAACTGGATTTTCTTCCTATGGAAAGATACTGGCCGCAATATGCTTGTTCCTTTCCCAATGTTATGCAGCATTTTCGTAAAGAATTGTGAGGAATGGTGCAAGAAATATAAGCCATCCATTCAAAATACAGAAAATAGATGGAAAAGCGAGTGCATCTTTGTTCCTAGGTTAGTAGTTTGGCGCGAAATTTACAATGCTTTCGGAGGCGCTCCTGCTCGTCAAGTTACTACACAAGTATCTCTTGCAGAGAACGTGAAAAAGGTACCGAAATGCTACAATCCGAGGGTAGATGAATGACGACACCACACACAGCCATTTGTGCTCTCTGCTGGTCAACATTCCAGGCACATACAAGCTATGGGCTGTGTCCTGATTGCTGGTCGCGTGATCGCTTACGTGAGTTTGACCGTCTTGAGTCGGCAAAAGTTAAAGCTGAACGTCATAACCTGCCTATTACTCTCACATTGCGGGAATGGTTAGCAACCACGTCAGACTTCGAAGGCAAGTGTGCGTACTGCCAGGAAATACCCTATAGCTTCCTTGAGATGGTAAATCCTGACGCTGGCTTGACCTGGGATAATGTTGTGCCTGTATGTCGTGCGTGTTCTATACACAAGGCATGCTCATTTGAGACGGCACAGAACCGCGTGCAGGCGTATCTCAGGCGGCCTATCGTTGACTCGCTCTTTGCCGAGTGCTCGTCTGAGGAGGTGACTACATGAGCAGAAGGCGCAATCGCTCTCGCGGAGAAAGACAATACACCGAAAAAGCCGACCCGAATATCGCCGTAGTCGTCTCTCAGCAAGGCGTGCAAGCACCTGCCACGATGCCGCGCCATACGAGAGCCTATATTCAAGAAGGCTACAGAGGCAATAAGACGGTATTTCGCGTGGTTAATTATATTGCCCAGACCGGAGCCGGTATTAAGTGGAAGCATTATACCGATGAGACGAAGAAACGCGAAGTGCCTAACTCTGACCTGCTGACTCTGTGGAATAGGCCAGCGCCAAAGGTAGGCGGCACCGCATTCCGCGAGGCGATGATTGCCTATTACTGCTTGACTGGCAATAGTTATGTACTCGGCATCCAAGCGAGACTCCAGCAAAATCCGACCGCTCCATTTGACGAACTGTATAATCTCCGCCCTGATCTCACGAAGATCAAGGTGGACGATAACGGGCCGCTCTATTATGAGTTCGGTAACTTCTCTCCGCCCAGGCGTTATGCTGATCCGTTTGTTATGCACAACAAACTATTCGCTGGCAACGATGATGTCTACGGCATGAGCCCGGTTGAAGTCGCGGCCATGCTCGTCGATATCCAGAAGGCCGGGCAGAAGTGGAACCTGGGCCTACTGTCTAACATGGCCCGACCCGGCGGCGCCTGGGTGACGGATGCGATACTCGGCGATACGGAGTATAAGGGTCTGAAAGAAGAGATACGCAGGAAGTTCGCAGGCCCGCGCAATGCTGGCGAAACAGCGATCCTACATGGCGGTGTCAAGTGGCAGAGTATGAGCATGAGCCCGATGGAGTTAGATTGGTTGGAGAGCGATACCAAGAGCGACCGTGATATTGCTGGTATCTTCTTCAATTTCCCGCTCTTCCTGTTGGGGATGACCGACAGCACGTACAATAATCAGGAGGAGGCGCGGTATGCGCTCTACACTGATATCCTTTTCCCCATGCTGGACATGTTCCAAGACAGCCTGAATATCTGGCTTACACCGCGCTACGGTGGTTACTTAGCCTATGATCAAGACGACGTGGAAGCGATCCAGCGGCGTTTGCAGGAAGCCAAAGCACAGGCCAGTGATAGAGCAACAGCAGAGTTTATAGCGAGTACGACCACGTTCTTTGAGGCGCGTGAGATCCAAGGCAGGCCAAAGTTACCAGTCAAGGATTTTTTGCTGATCAATCAAATACCTGTGCATATAGAAGACCTGGATGACTATATCGCGGCGATGTCAGGTAAAACGATCAATCCGCCGCCGCCACCGCCACAGTTACCACCACCAACGACAACCGTAACCGAGGTGCCCGATGATAACACTGATCCTTTGGACGATAGCAATAGCAACGGCAACAATGCTCCTTCAGGTCAGTCTAACGGTAGTAGTAACGGTAAAGCTGTATTATCACTATCATCCCGGCGAGCGGCCAAAGAAGAGGAGGCAAAGGAGTTAGCCCAGTGGCAGGTCGAGCGGCAGCAAGCCATCGAGACGCAACTAGCGGATTACACTGACCGGCAAGTAACGCATCTCTTGTGGGTCTGTGATGGCAATCCCTGCCTGGAGTGCCAGGAAAATAACCACGAGATTGTCGCATCGGGTGATCCTTTTCCGAGTGGGGATGAACTCCCGCCGGTTCACCCCCATTGCATGTGTACCGTTGTCGAGATGAGCGCTGCGCAATTCGGCCTGGATAGCCAGGAGCCTGACCTTGAGGACAAAGATGAAATTAGTGATATGTTGAAAAAGTATATCAGCACGCTGCCGCAACTGGCGGTGACGCGAGAGGAGTATAGAGCATTGTTGAGGATAAAGCGATGAGTGAAGAAGAGAATGGAACCCCTAAAGTGACGCTAACGACTACACCGCAGCCGCCACCACCAGCCATGCAGTTGAATATGCAGATCACCCCACAAGGTGTCGTACTGACATTTCCGGTCAACCTGGGCATTGATAACGCGACGATGGCGCAACTGGTGAAAGCGTACCTGGCCGCGCATCCTGAACTCGTGCAAGAGATTGTCAAGCAGGCGGTTACAGCGAAACAGCAGGAGCTAGCAATCATCCGGCATGTGAATCTCACGAAGAACACGAATTGAGGGAAAAGCTATGAGCCAGGCATTGAAGATGAGCTTTTTAGCCGCAGTTATCAGGTATCTACTCAAGCAGGGATTTACGCTCTCGCAAGTAGTCGCTATTTGGAATGATATGCTAGAGGACAAGTCATGACAGCGCAAGAACTCGCGCAGCAGATACTCACTCTCGCGCAACAGGCATTAGAGCGAGAGAAACGCGTAGCCATTTACATCGGCGATGATTCGGGCGAGTGTGCGGCCCGCGATGGCCTGGAAGCCATTATCAAACTCTGCAAGGAAGTACCACCGCAGTCACAGGACGCATTCAAGCAGTATGAGAAAAAGAAGGTGAGCCATGAAAGTAGCTAAAGTGGAAAGACGCATTGAATACTTCCCCATCATCGGCGGCGAGGTCAAAGCGCTCGATGATAAAAAAGGCATCATCGGCGGCTATCTAAATTATATAGGGAACATAGATTTTGGCGATGATCGAACTATGCCCGGCGCGTTTCGCAAGACGCTTTCAGATAGCTATTCTCGTAAGGCTGCCCAGGACTTAGATTTCCTCTGGCCCTACCTCTGGAACCACGATTACAGTCAGTTGCCACCAGGCGGAATCTTTGATGCAGATGAAGATCGCAAGGGTCTCTACACCAAGACGCAATTCAACCTCGATATGCAGATGGGCCGTGAGTTATATGCGAGCTTCAAAATGGGCACGATGAAGAAGCAGAGTATGGGTTACAAAGCCATACAAGTTGATTGGGTCAAAGAGGACGGCAAGAGCATTCGTAATCTCTTAGAAGTCGCGGTCATGGAAGGCTCGGCCGTGGTATTCCCGATGAACGACATGGCACAAGTCGATACCGTCAAGAACAGGAGTTACTTTTTTATGAACACCAAAGGGTCAGCATCAGGCAAGACCTCGTGGCCGCTCGCTGAGCGTGGCGTATCCTGGGATGGCGGGCAGGCGAAGAAAGATATTCAAGCCTGGGCCACGAGCGGGGATTCCGTTGATTGGTCAAAGGCGGCTCAGTGCTTCTTCTGGACAGAGAAAAGCCCACCCGAAAATCTCTCTCAGTGCAAACTGCCGTTTGTCGCCAAATCTGGTGGTGAGATGAAAGCCATACCCGCCGGTATCATTGCCTGCGCTGGCGTCCTCTCTGGTGCTCGCGGTGGCGCGAATATCGATGATGTCGATGGCGTCAAGAAAAAGATTGCCACCTACTATAGCAAAATGAAGATGACCCCACCGTGGGAGAAAGGACAGACGATGGATATCTGGTCAAAAGACTACGCGGAAAGCTACATGGACACCATGCAGCAGGACTGGGTGAGCGACCTGTGGAACCTCTGGTACCCGCTGCGTAATGAGATTATCACGGCATTTCAGACGGGTGATACTCCTGTTGAGGATGTGCAAGCCGCGTTAAAACAATTCGGCGCGGCGCTGATCGCGTATGTGCAGCAAGGCATCACATTGGACATGACCGAGTACTTGCAACCCGATGATGATAATCAGTCACCTCAACCTATGATGATGTCACAAGACGATAATCCAGAGACGAAAGAGGCTAAGGCGGGCCGGGTGATCTCAGCAGCCAATCATGCGAAGCTGACCGCAGCGACGAAGGGCATCGACGAGCATATCATGCAAATCAAGAGTAAGGCGGCTGGCATCGACGAGCACATCATGAATATCAAAAAGGTGCTGAGTGCAGCATCACCGGCATCAGGGCAGAACAGGCTATCAGGCTATCAGGTGTATTCAGGAAACGAGCCATCTCAGCAGAAGGAAGATGACGACGACACCCAAGAGCCGGATGATGAAGCCTCGATACTAAATAAGCTGCGTGAGGCAGTTTATGACATGGCGTCTAAACTGGAATTTCAAAATGCTGATAAGGGCATATAACGTATATGTTATAATATGAACAACAAGACCGATGGGCCGTCACCTGTGACACCCACACAATACGAGACGATGAAGCCGGGACTTCGAGCACCCACTTCTGGAATGACATGTAACGTATGTCCAGAAGTGGAAGCAACAAGAAAGCCACCGCTCTGGACAACCAGAAACGGAGGCTTTTTTATATGGCTTACGAAGAGCTGAACAAGCTCACTGATGAAATTCAGAAGCTCAACAAGCACCTCGATGAGCGAGTCAAAACGCTTGAAGAGCGCCAATCCAAGACAGAGACGAAGATCAGCCAGGGCGGGCCGATTGCGGCAGAGGCTCGTAAAGAACTGGAAACGATCAACGCCAAGATCAGCGCCGAGATCAAAGAGTACAAGAAGCTCGTGCTCGAACAAAAAGAGACGATGCTTGCCGCGCAACGCCCGCCCGTCCCTGGCGGGTATCCAGGCTCCGCTGCCGGTTCCTATAAGGCCCCTGCTACGAAGGCCATTGAGAAGTGGATGCGCAAAGGCGGCGATGCCAGTGCCCTCACGAGGGAAGAGCTTTCCCTCGTCTCGTTCAACCACATGGACTACGATCAGTTTACCCCTGAGCAAAAGGTGATGGTGAGTGCGGCGGCAGACCTAGGTGGATTCTTTGCCGGAACCGACCTTAGTGACAAATTCATTCAGAAGTTGTTCCTGATCTCACCGCTTCGTGCATACGCTGATGTACAAACCATCGGCGGTGAGAAATTACTGATCCCATCAGAAGGCGCAACGGACACCAACATCTTCTGGTCAGACGAGCAGACAGGCTTCACGGCCAGCCCTGACCCGAACCTGGGCATGATAGAAATTTTTGCGAGGGAGCTTAATGGCTATCTTAAGCTCAGCCGCCAGAATCTCGAGGATTCGGTTTTTGACGTAGAGGGCTATATCCTCAAGCGTTTAACTCGACAG